CCCATAATTAGAGGTATTTGAGCATTATCACCGTCTAAGAAGAACCCAATGACAATATCACCCTGTTGTAATTGTGTTCCAGTTGCAACGTTTGCAGCACCTGTTCCTGCTGTTACAGGGAACATTACTTGTGCCCAGGGCAAGTCCTCATCTTTTAAGTCTTTATCATCTAGTGGATGATAACCAAGAATTCTAACCTTATATCTCTGACCCCAACCATTTCCACTTACTTGTTCAATCCAATGTTTAATTTCAGGAATCTGCCCGATCCACCAACGGAATCCATCTCTACCGATAAAGTGACTTTGAAGTAATGATTGGTCTAACATTTATTTTTTGATTCCGAATGTATCTCTTACAAGTTTTAAGGATGTATATGAATTTCTAGCGTCAAAGTGATGACATAACTCTTTAATCATATATAGACCACTCTGATCCTCGTCATATTCTCTTGCTGGATTGCGGGTAATCTTGGGGAATAAGCACTCAATAATATCACCTGCTCTCAAATTAGTGTTAGATGGTACAATCACATTAAATGTTTGTCTAAACAGTTCATTATATCTTAAAAGTGTTTGTGATTGATACTCTGTAGGGTCAGCATTTCTTTCTCTTGAAACACCACGGGTCATAGTTCCAATATCAAGAATTGCAGTCATAATTCTTGTAGGAACATCACCAAGAGTTTCGGATGAATTCTTATTTAATTTTGGTAATTTAATCTCTTCTCTTCCAAGATTTGTGACTTTACCTTTATAATCACTTTGTCTAAATCTAATTTTTCCTGGGTCTGTAATGCCACCCGTAAGAGGATTGAAGAATATTCTATAGTTTGAATAAGTTCCAAGTCTTAATTTCTCAATCAAGTTTTGATTTCTTTCAATATTGTAATTCAAAATCTTAAAGTCATTATTGTTTTTCTTGTCATTAGTATCATATGATTCCGTTGCTTCACTGTAAATAAAAGTTGCCTTGACTGGTTGCTTATTCAACAAATCAATTGACCTAAATTGAAATCCATCAACCGTTTGATAGAAAAAGAACCCAGCAGTTCCACTACCACCTTCTACAACAGGCGCTGCTTTTGATGCTAACCAAGTTAGCACTGTAAATGGTTTTCTTAAATTACCAATGAAAGCATACTTGTTAGCAGATGGATCAATTGTTCCAATCTTATTTGCCCGCAATACATTTTGAAGAATTAATGATGCTGATTGGTCAATTGATGTGGTATATTTCTTTGAAACTCTACTTGTTTCATTTGTAATTGCTTCTCGTGATACTAGATGTAATGTGAAACTTTCCCTGTTGTTTTCTGCAATTACATCTGAAATACTAGAAACATAAAGATAACTCTTTGGGTCAGTTGAAAAATCAAGACCTGGATTTCCATCTCTGTTTCCAGCAATCTTAATCGCAACTCTTTCACCACCTCTCAAAGGTAATCCATTGTAGATTGATTGTCTTTGGTCATCTTTGCTATCTGGGGCAGTAATCGTGTTACCTGTATTGACAACTCTTATTTTTGCAGTAATCGTTGGTGAGAACACATCCTCATAATAATCAATCTGAATTGAACCAGATGTAATATCAACCTGTCTAGATCCATCATTGGATTCAATAACTATCTCTTCAAATATTGACTGCTTAATTGACATTATAGGTAATTTAAATCTAGAAGAAGTTTGTTCTTGATAAAGTTATTTAACAACACGGAGTCGGGCATTTGAATTTGTAAGTCACCACCGCCACCAGAAGATATAACTTGCTGAACACCACCCATTGATCGGTCATCAATAATAAGAATTTTTCGTCCTTGCCTCTCTTGTGTGATACCATTTAAGAGACCTGCTAGATATGCATTGGTCTCTATTTCAACTTGGTCCTCAGTATCTGTAGTGATTGATGGAGCACCAGGCACTAATGAAGCAGTTGTTGTTACAGGTGAAAATTTCCCTTTGTTTTTATTTCTAGTTAGTAATAGTAGTCTAACATACTGATCTAAATTTGCAACATAATTTGGGTCATCGTTTATTGCTCCACCACCACGCATACCTTTTTTGGTATCATACTCAAGGTGAATATGAGGACCAGAGGCTCTTCCAGATTGACCAACTCTTGCAAAAGATGTTCCAGCAGGTATTTTGCCAGATTTAATTAAAACTGAACTCAAGTGTGCCAGTCTTAATTGAATTCCCTTACTTGGAATCCAAACATCAATTAAAAGACCATAATTTCCATAGGTTCCTGATGCTACAACTTCACAATCAACTCTCAATGCAATATAAGTTCCAGATGGTGCTGCAATATCAATTCCTCCATGATTTCTACCATCTCCAACAAGACTTGTAACTTGAATATAATCAACATCTTTGCCAAGAGACTTTGTAAAGATATCCCCAGATTGTAAGCGTCTTTGACCGCTGGGTGTTTGCGTTGGTTTTTGTCTTGCTACTGGTGGTTGCGGTACTGGTAAGTTGAAAGGAGCTGCTCCTCCTGGTCTTATATAAGTATAAGGATAACCAGCAGCTTGAGAAGTAAGAAATTGATTATCTCCTCTACCACCACGCCAAGATGTTCCAGGATAACGAACACCTATATTTGGTGGAGAACCTCTAAATTCAGTTGCACCACCAACAAAAGTTGCTGCCTTTGATTGTAATGTAGGATCTTGAATATTTTGAATAATTCCCAACAAAGCACTTTTACTTTGTCCAGACCATTTAGCTGCATCATCTAAAGTTTGAATTTTTCTAAATGCTTGTGGTCCACCAGGTCTTTTCCATACTCCTTCAAATGCAACATTTTTACCACCAGTTCCTGCTGCAAGAATATCTGTGTATGTTGCATCTTTTTTAGATGCTTTTCTATTCACAACAACTTGCATCATATCAACGGTTGATTGTGCTCCAGATCCTTCAGTAGAAAGTGCGGCAGCAATTCTATACATCTCCGCTGATTTTGGATCAGGAAGATTCCCACCTGGGGGTGTTGGAGTAGGCGTTGGTTCATCAGGTTGAATAGTTCCTGGAGGTGGAACATCTTTAAAAGGTTGAAGCATAACATCAAATGCTTCTTTCAATCCAACACCCAAACTATCAATCTCATTCTTCAAATCATTTAAAGAACCTCTTACAAGATAGGAACTATCAGTAAAATCAAAATTTGAAATATTTTGAAGTGCTGCACGGAAAACATTTGCAATTCCATTCATAGCATTAATGGACTCATCACCATAACTGCTAAGAATGCCACCAGCAGTAATTAATCTTGAAGTGAATTGATTTCCAAGGGCAATCCAAGTTGGCATATTGCTTAAAATCCAACCGGCAGAAAGATAACCAATAAACCCAAGTAATCTATCACTAATACTTGTACTCTTATCTGCCAAGGCAAGTGATCGTGCTCCTCCTTGACGAGTTACTAAAACTGGTGCTAAAAGTCTGTCTCTTAAAGCATCTCTTTTACTAATATCACGTCTTCTTCTTTTAAATAAACCTATACTCGTTGATATATTTTTCTTTGTCTCTATATTTCTAGAGAGCAATCTAGCAAGACCTATAGTCCTTTTTGTTGTAGTTTTTGCTGCTGCTGTTAAAGAAGATAATGGTGAAGATATTGCCATTTTACATCACCACATTATAACTTACTTGAGCATATAATGTATAAAAATTATCAGGATTTGATGAAGGAATCAATGGAACATCTGTAAGAGTTTGTGTTTCTCCCGAAACAACAGATGATTGAGACTGTTGCCCAGTTGATGTATAAATGATATCTGGTTTTGCCTCTGGTAAAGCACTAATGTTTGGTTTTTGAGTTGCCGCTGGCGGTGCTTGAAATGGAACTGTTTGCAACTGAATTGGTTTTGATGCTGGTGCTTGAGAGGGTTTTCCTTCTTCCACATTACCTTTTACTTCCTTTGCTGGAGCATCTAGATTGATACCAAAGAAATTTGAAACATTTTGTCCCATAGCGCCAATATCAAATTTTGGCAATGAAGGCATTTTCACTCCTTGAGGTAAAAACTTGGACATATCAATATTTTTACCACCAAATACTTCATATCCAAAACTTGCAAGTGCTGCTGGAAGTTGAACTGGCGATGGAATAATTGATGCTCCGCTAAGAATTGCTCCAGGAACATCACCCTCTTTAACATTTTCTGCTAATCCAATTGCGCCACCGACTGATGTAAGTCCTCTACCCAATACCCCCAGAAGATTTATTCCACCACCGCCTGTTGGAACTCCACCACCCGTTGGTTTTACACCAGGCACAAATTTCTTAAATACATCTGCAATGGCTTTAAATGGTGAAGCAGCAAGAGATAGTATTGCTTTTGAAATTCTACTTGTAACGCCAGTAATTGAACGTATAACAGCACCAAATCCACCTTTTAATGCAGATAATCCAGATCCAATTGCATTGAAAGAATTGCGAATTAATCCACCAATACCAGTTAATGCTTTAAGACTTGCACCAGCAGCATTTTTAAAACCATTGATTACTGTAGTGCCAATGAATCCTGTGAATAAGAAACGAAGAGCATTTGTGATTCCATTAAATGTTGAAGTCAGTTTCTGCTCTAATCTAGCAACTGGTTGTGCAACTGCTGCTGTAACTTTTTTCTGTAATTCTTGTTCTTGCCCTACTCTAACTTCTCTCTCTGCGAGTAATCTTTCTTGCTCTCGCTCTTGTAAAAGTCTTTGTTGATCTAGAAAACTATCCGCTTGAATGAGTGATGCAACATTTTGAAGACCAATGTTCGTCGCTGCAATTTCTGTGCGAACGGTATCCAATTGTCCTGAAAGACCAACTAATGCAGTAGTAGTTGCGACGTTTCCGTTAGCCATTTGATTGGTTCTTCAGGTTTTCTTCTTCAATGTACTGTTGAAGGAGACCGACATAGATTTCTCTCTCCCAGGGGATCATATTTTCTAACTCGGTCAAAGAGTATTTATGATGCTGAATGAGGGCAAAATTTGTCTTATAGTATGACGCAAGATCTACGTGCGCCATCCCTAGCCGAAAAAAGATGTAAGACCCTCCAAGACGATTTCACTTTCTACACCAGTGTTGGGGTTCTTGACCTTAACTGTATGAGAAAGTTTAGGCATTGTTTCAAAGAACTTTTCAACTTCTTTAAATTGTTGCGATGTAAGTTGTTCAATAAACTCATTCAGTTCTTTCTTTGTTACATCGGATGCTGCCCAGGACTCTTCTTCATTATAAATTTGCTCTACACAAGATGTAATCATATTAAAGGTATCATCTACGGTTGTATCACCTTCTCCTGCAAAGTTAGTCTTCACAAACTCTTGCATTGAAGGATATTTCATTCTCAAAGTCAAACTATCATCAAGTTTAATATCTCTTGAATGTTCTGCTTTTACAACAACATTAATCTCATCTAGATTAATTGATGCTGGGACTTGTGTGACACCATCATCAGGGCAAGTCAAAAGAACATCAACTTCTTCACCCACAGACTTGCCGCGAATGTTAAGAAATAGATATTCAATATCAAAAATAGATAACTGCTCTACTTTAATACCTCTTGTGAGAATGCAGTTTCCAATGACAGTTTTAAGTGCTTCTGCAATTTGTGATGGATCTTCACTCTCCATCGCAATAATCAAAATCTTTTCTTCTTTAACTAGAAAAGGACGATACTTAACAGTTTTCTTTAATGAAGGGATTTCCAACTCATAGGTTGGTGTTGCAATTTTTGGAAGAACCATTTTTTTATTCAAATCATTTAAATGTATTTATTGTTCAAGTTTAATTCTTAATGTAGTATCAATATTTCTTTAATAAAAATATTTAGTTGATAATTGGTTGCCCAGAAGCACTGAAAAATCTTCTATTGACTTCGGCACTAGTTCTTGTATCAATGCTTGGATCATAAAAAACAACACCACTCTGCCCACGAACTGGAATTAAAGTTCTTGGGGTACTAGCAGGAGTAGAATTAGTATTTTCTTGCTTATTATTATCGTTACCGATAAACTGATTGATACTTAATGCTCTACCTGCAATGTAACGGTCATATTTGAAGCTCACCGAAACTTTTAAAGTATCGGATTGAACATAAGACAGTTGAGGAGCACTCATTGCAATTGGCCATAGACCAACAAAAGTATATTCTATTTCTGCTCCATAGTTTCTATCAAATTTAATAATCTTTGTGTAATTGCATTTATAATTTTCAGGATACTGCATTCTTATAAAGTAGTTTGCATTTCTTTGATTAACTGGACCAGCTTCTGCTTCAATTGGATTGTGAGAACCACTTGCAATGAATTCCATCCACGATTCCAAAAACTTAATCATCAAATAGTTGCTATCAACATAAAAATCAAGAGTAATCTCATCATACTGTCTAGCAATAGCAAATTTCTCTTGAACTCCCATAAAGTTACCATCAACTACTTTTGGACTAAAAGATGTTGTAGGTAATGAGGCATTGTAGCAAAGTAATCCAGCGGACTCATTCACAAAAAATGGTGTAACTCCTCTTCTTGCCAAATAGTTTCTCAATTGACTTGGAAGACCACCAAATATTACTTGATAATGAGAAGTTTGTGCTAGGTTAGTAAATAGCGGTTTAATATCCGATATTCTACGGGGCTTCGCTGGCACTCTAAATATCCTATATGAGTTTTATAGTATAAGTATTTAGATATAAATAATTGGGAAAGAAAGTTTATAGTTCCCTTATGCAATATAAATTTGATACTAAAAAGATAAGTGAAACTTTGAACATTACAGACATTGGCATTATTTATTTTTCTTTAGATGAAGATGAGAAATGGAATTGCTATAACGATGATGTAATTAATAAAATAAAAAATACAACTGCTTTATATTGGAATAATTTAAGTAGTGAAGAAAGATATGAAAGATTACAAAATCATGGAATGACTGGTAAAAAACATACTCCTAAGACTATTGAAAAAATGCGAAAATCTGCCACAGGATCTAAAAGACCATCTTTATATAAAAGTGGAAAATTAATTAAAAATGGTAAAATAGTTGAATTTTCCTGTTTATCTCATTTTTGTAAAGAAAATAATTTAAGTTCTGGACACATATGTGAATTATTGCAAGGAAAAAGAAAATCTGTAAAGGGATGGAAAAATGTCATATAAAGGTAAGTATAAACCATCATATCCAAAGAAGTACAAGGGAGATCCAACAAACGTTATCTACCGTTCTTTATGGGAAAGAAAATTCTGTGTTTATTGTGATACCAATGAACGAATATTAGAGTGGGGTAGTGAAGAAGTATTTGTGTGGTACAAGTCTCCAATTGATGGGAAACCTCACCGATACTTTCCAGATTTTTATATCAAAGTTCAAGAAGCAAACGGAACCACTAAAAAATATCTCATTGAAATCAAACCACAAAGGCAGACGGTTCCACCAACAAAACCTCAAAGACAGACAAAAAAATACATCAGTGAAGCCTATGAGTATGCTAAAAATCAGTCAAAGTGGGAAGCAGCACGAGAATGGTGTGCTGATCGTGGGTATGAGTTCAAGGTCATCACAGAAAACGAATTAGGTATCGGTTAATGCCTAGAAAGACGCTTCAACAACGAAATCGTATTGCTCCACTTGTTAAAAAGTTGATTGGAGTTGAAGATCCTGATGAACTAATGCTTGAACTGATGGGTGTTCTCACAGAAAGTAGAGAACCTCCAAGAGCTGGACGTTATTATATTTTTGTATATAATGCTAAAACACCAAGTTTAAGATACGACCAGAACCCTTTTGTTTATGTGAAGAACGTTTATAAATGGGGATTTGATGGTATCAATTATCACTGGGGTGAAGAGAGACAATATACTTGGGATGAAGTTGCTGGTAGAATGTATGAGATTTATAAAGAAGAAGTTGGTGATTTAAGACGCATCCCTTTTGGCAATATTAGAACTAAATAATTAGAAAAAATAGATGGCAGATACTACAAGATTTGATTATAGATATCCGCTTACAAAACTTACCAGTTCCGATGATTATTTGAAGATTACGGTTCTTGATTATAAACCACCTGGATTTACTCCAACTTCAGGAACAGGATTTACTTTACCAACTGCTGGTGAAGTTGGAGGATATAACATTAAGCAAGAAAAAGGAACTATTATACTTCCCATTCCCGATAAAGTTGAAGATAAAAATAGTGCAACTTGGGGAAAATCATCTTTAGGGCCAGTAGAGGCAGGAGTTTTAGCATTTGGTGAAAATGCAATAAAAGATCCTAAAAAAATTCCATCAAATATACAAAATGTTCTTAGTAGTGTTTTAGGTGCTTCTCAAACTGGAACATCACAAAAAATGCTTCAAGGTGGTGCAATTCAGTATGCGGCGAATATATTAATGGGAGGTCAAGGTAAAGTAGATTTTATTTCAAGATACTCGGGTGCCATATTCAATTCAAACATTGAACTAGTTTTTAGTAGTGTTAATATAAGAGAACCTTTTAATTTTGGATTTGATATTGTTCCTCGTTCTCAAAAAGAAGCACAGCAAGTCAAAGAGATTATTAGAACATTTAAAAAACACAGTGCTGCTAAAAAAAATGTAGGAGCAGCGACAGGATTGTTTCTCAAAGCACCAGAAGTATTCAAACTTGAGTATATGAGTGGCAATAAGCGGCACCCTTACCTGAATAGATTTAAAATTTGCGCTTTACAAGGTATGAGTGTTGATTATACTGGCACCAACAACACTTATGCTACATATCCAGATGGAGCGCCAATTAATATGATTTTGGGACTCAGTTTCCAAGAACTCACTCCAATCTTTGCAGAAGATTATGATGAAGGTATCGGTACAGAAGGGACGGGTTACTAATGTCTTACTTTAGAGAACTACCAAATCTAGAATATCAATCTTTTCTATCGGACAGAAAGTCTGTTGATGAATACATTTTAGTAAAGAATTTATTCCGTAGAGTAAAACTTCGTGATGACTTACAGAACATCTTCACCATTTTTGACAAGTACCAAATTGTTGATGGTGCTCGCCCAGATACAGTTGCAGAAGAACTTTATGGAAGTGCTCAATATGACTGGGTTGTTTTAATTGGTGCAGGAATTACAAGAGTAAGAGACCAATGGCCTCTTTCTGATAAGCAGGTTTATGATTATGCAGAGTCCATTTATGGTGAAGACTTAAATGCAATTCACCATTATGAGACCACAGAAGTTAAGGACTCACAGGACCGTTTAATTCTCCCAGCAGGTAAAGTCGTTGATGCTAATTTTACAATTCCAAAACCAGGCGATCCAACAACGACATTGAATCCAGTAGTTGGAGTATCAAACTATGAATATGAGGTTCTTAAAAATAATGATAAGCGTGGTATCTACGTTCTTAAACCAAGGTACTTACAACAAGTTCTTCTTGATACAAGAAGAGAGATGTATTATGATAAGTCCTCACAATATGTCAATGATAGACTAATCAAGACTGAAAATACCAGAGCATCAAACCCATAAGAGTTTTAAGTTTTTATCAAACATCATCACATATCGGTGTTTGCGGGAACGGTCTTTCCATTCTCCTGCAGCACCTTTAATTTTGCCTCTAGAGTGTTTAGTTCCGTCTGCATAGTAAAAATCTTTCTTTGGGTCTGAAAGTCCGCAATATTTAAAATTACAAGCGCGATAGATTGTACCAAAGTGGAAATCACTATCAGCGTAAGAGATGATTGCCCTAACTTTTGTATCCTTCCGTAACTGTCTAATCGCTCTTGAAACAAACCAAGAAGTGATATTATATTCGGTTCCTTGGGTTTCAGGGTGAATGCAAAGTCGTGAAAGTTCAAATAATCCTTCTTGCTCATTCCGTTCTAGTCCAAATGCTCCTTGTGCGATTTCAGGAACAGGGAGACCTGTAAAAATTGCTGTTCCTAAAAGAGGTCCTATGTTTAGTGGGGAAAAGTCATTTTTCTTAAAAAGACCATAATTATAACCAGAGCGGTAACCTTTAGAAAAATCTTTTAGATAATGATAATTCAGTAGAAGGTCTGCTGCCTGCTTCTTTGTGATTCGGTCAATGTAATAGTCGGTTTTCATAAAAAAGGGGAGACCTTTGCCTCCCCCATATTATAGCACAGAATCAGTCCTTTGTCAATTTTTTACCTTTATTCCAGGGAATTCTTCCTTTACAAGATTCACTTATCTTTTTTCTAACTTCTGGTCTTTTGGTTGGATTTTTATCACCAACTAATTTTCCTCTTGCTCTCAAACCTTTTTCTATATCTGACTGCCTTCTTTTTTCAGTCATAGTTTTTGGAGTTCCTCTATTTGCCTCTGCTATTTTTCTCTTATGTTGTTCAGTTAATTTTCTTCCTTTTGTTGCTTTACTTATTTTTTTCTTTGCTTCTTCTGTTAATTTTCTACCCTTACAAGCAACACTTAATTTTTGTCTTTGCTCCAAACTCATTTTTTTACCTTTATTATGGGGAGGTTTATTTTTTCTAGCATCATTCATTTTTTTTATAATTTCAGGATCTCTAGGAATGCCCTTGTTCCAAGAAGTCATTCCCTTTCTACTAAATCCTGTAGAGGTTTGATATGATCTATTAGCAAAGTGTGGATTTTTTACTACTTTATAATATTCTTGTAAAATAATCTCATCAGCATATGCTTCTTCTCTTGTAGCATAATTACTTTTTAGGATTATTTTTTGTGTTGGTTTGAATGTTTTATCTTTAAAAGAACCAAAATACTTTACATCTTCTTCTGGAAGACATTTACAAGTTCTACTACCAAAATATCCTCTTCCCCATTCTTCATAGGAATAATAGACGTAGTGATACTCTTTGAGTTCCATAATTCTGCTTCTAAATTGTGTTCGCAATACTATTTATAAAAGAAAAGAGGCATTTCTGCCTCCTTTCCACTCTTATGGATGCGAACACATTAGAGCACTATTATTTATTCCGCTAATTTTGCGAAGTATGACAAGGTTTCGTCGGCATCGTCTTCATCTTCCTCAACCGCAGCACGGCGAGTGGGTTTCAGATTGGACAGTTCCTCACGCAGGTCATCATCCAGTTCCTTGACAGAACCACGGGTGTTGTCCTCATCCAGATCTTCGGGGTCCTGATAGCGGGGAGTACCCTTATTACCTAGCACATAGTCAAGACGCTTCTTCAGTTCATCATAAGACTTGAACTGGTCAGCAGCGATGTGATCAGCAAGCGAATACTGCTTCTTCCACACTGCTTCCATAGCGTCATCATCGTCCAGCAGAGGACCAGGTGCAGCAAACTCAGAAGAATCATAGTTGCGATAACCAGCAACATTCTTCGCTTTCAGTTTGAAGTTGGCACCTTGCCAGAAGTCAAACGGATCAATCGCTTGCTCATCTTCAAACTCGGGTTGCATTGCAGCAGTCAGTTTGTCAAAGATTTTCTTACCATACTTGAAGAGAAACACTTTACCCTCATTTTGAGGATTGGCAGGATCTTTAACAACATAGATGTTAGAGATGTAAGTCAGTTTGCGCTTCTGCTTACGCGCAAGTTCTTTACCAGCATCAGTGCCGTTGTTCCACAGTTCAGAGTTCAGTTCGGACACAGGGTCCTTCTGACCCAGGGTGGTGAGACTGTTCTCAATGTACCAACCACCAGAACCTTGGAATGCGTGACTATACAGCTTCACGAATGGCAGGTCTTCACCATTGGGGGCAGGCAGGAAACGGATTACGGCATAACCATTGCCGCTCTTATCTACATCCAGTTTCCACAGGCGGTCATCACTAGAACCGCTGGTTGTATTCATTTTTTCAACTTCTTTGACCAGTTTGGCAGTCAAAGAACCAAGTTTAGATTGCTTCTTAAGGTCAGCAAAAGACATTTGGATTACCTCGGATAGTTTGGATTCGGGGGATTACTCGGATAGTATAACAGAATTTCTCTCAGCGGTCAATGTATTGCTTGAGAGATTCAATGGTTTTGTTCATACTATTGAATAACAGTTGCATATCAGTCTCTGGTGGGAAACCCATCAGTGCCACTGATTTGCGTAGGTTCTCTTTCATCTCAACCGCTTGGGGGTCGTCTGAAAGGGATAACCTAGTATACATCACTCTCTGCTTTTCTAGCAAGAGCTCAAGTTTTTCAATGTGTTCCAGTTTGGTCTCACGGGGCATCACACCAAAAGTAAGAATACTTCCGTAAATTTCTTCCTGTAACTTGTTGATTTCTCTCAGTTCTTCTTGAATAATATCGGAATCGAAAAAGCTACTCATTTATAATTTCCCGTAAAATTTTCCTATACTGGAATACGTCAATATTTATGAAGGGGTTATATTTTTTGATTTTCAAACTGACGGTTTCCCACACTGGGTCCAGGAGTTTCTTGTCAAATTTATTCCCGAACAGGAATATCTTATCATAGATTACTAGGGTTTCTAGGCTAATCTTCCCGCTCAGGAACTTTTTAAGAACGGGTGGATGACCCTTGGAACAATTCAGTGCATCGTCTAATTTTGTCTCCGAGAACAATTCTGCTGATTGCTCCTTGAACAAGTACGTCAAACTCTGCTGTCTTTTCATCCAGTCTGCGTAAGTCCTTTCGCCAGAACTTATAATTTCTCCAATCCATAAGTTTTGTGGGTTATCGGCAGCAACAAAATTTGAGACTAGAAAATCTAAAACTTCTTTATCAGAATACTTTCTTGATGTCTTCTCAAAAAAATATTTATCCTTGCGTTTGTTAAACGAAGTTAAACTGGCACGGGTTTTCGCACCGTACTTGAAGAAGTCGTATTTTGGGTTTGTGAAATGGTTTTTAAGTGACAAATAATGTTGATAAGTTTCAAAGGGAGACATTATAAGAATGGTAACCTCCGTTTTTAAATCTATCTCTATTATTTTCAGACCAGTCACCCCAATAAAGATTATCAAGAGACCAGTTTTGCCTATTGTCATCCCTATGTAAGACACAAGGCTTATTATATGGGTTAGGTATAAAGTGCTCTGCTAAAAGTTTATGAACCTTTCCATTTATCTTTTTACCATTATGTCGTAGAGTATATCTAGGATAGCAGTTTTTATCATTAGGGTCAAACACTACTTTCAAAAATCCTCCCACAACACCCTTACGAGGAATAGAATATACCCTACCATCTTCATATAGAATATAGTTAGGGTATCCATTAATTTTCGTACTCCTCATAGAGGCAGTTTTGCTTTTGAAGTTCTTTTCATAAAGTTCAGACGAGTGGCATCCCACTTCAATCTTTCTTTCAGAGGTTTTGAAATGAGTTTTGTGACTGATTCTACTTCAAGACTATTGATTTCACAATAATGGCAGATCGCATCAATATAGTTCATATTTTCGGTTGCGACAATATGCTCTATCTCCAAAGCAAACTTGGAAGGTGTCAAAAACTTATTTTCTATTACCTGTTCTAATTCTTTATTTGGTTCCATAGAGTTCCAGTTTATCTCCAACAAACTTTCTAATGTATTGGGTGAGTAGTTTGAGGTACTTTGCTTTGTCTCTTTCTTCATAAACGACGCATTCTCCATTTTCGCAAGCCATAATGATTACAAGTTTTTTAACAGTCAGTCCTGTTAGTTCATAAAGCATAGCACCGTATGCCATACACTGAACAAAATAGTGTTCAATCCACTCGCGTGGTTTTGGTTTTTTAGAAGTCTTAAAGTCGATTATTGCTAACTCGCCGTCATATTCAGCGATACAGTCAACAGTCCCAGCAATACCCAATTGCTTACTATATAGGGACCCTTCAAGGGCGTAAATATTATTTATACGATTTAGATTCGTCTTCGCAATCTTAAAAAGAAAATCCGCAATAGGCGAAACTGGCGGTAGAGTTTTATTGTAAAGATGATTTTCCACAAGAGAATGCATATCTGTGCCGCGAGAAGTAGCCGCTTTAGTAATCTTTTGCGCTTCATCCTCACCAATCTTTTTGCGCCAGTTATCGAAGATTTCACGATTAAAATGACTAGTAACAGAAGTAATCGAAACTAAACGAAGAAGTTCTTCGTCATCTGGAACCTTGTAATAACGAACACCATCTATAGTTTCACGCTCCAACTTAGGGAGTTCAATATCAATATGATTAAACATTAAAAACCAGATTCCATTTTTGCAATGATGTATTCCTTAACAAGTCCAGAACGAACGATGTCTTCTACACCAAATTCAATTATATCAAAAGAAGGCATTTTACGCAATACCGACATAAAATCGACGATGCCATTACGCTCGTTTGTTTTCTGTAAATCCGATTGAGAAGCATCGCCACAGAAACAAATTTTAGTATTTTCCCCTACACGAGTAATAATCGAATCTAGTTCGTGGAAGTTTAGGTTTTGAAACTCATCTACAATCACAATGGCATTATCAAGAGTTGTGCCACGTAAAAATGAAGTGCTCCAGAACTTGATGGTTTCTTGTGACTTGAGATTTCCATAAAGCATCTCAAAGTCTGCATCAGTAGGCATTTGGAACATATACTTGACCATATTCTTATATGGAATCTGGTAAATATCTGCTTTATCTTCATGAGAACCAGGAAGAAATCCAATTTCTCTTGTTGCAACTAATGAACGAACAAGATAGATTCTTTCATAAGGAGTTCTCTCATCAAGAACATCTTTGAGAGCATTATAGAGAGTAATAAAGGTTTTACCTGTACCAGCACACCCATAAGCAATTAAATGTTTTCCTTCTGCATAAGAATCAAAAAGTTTTTTCTGATTATCTGTAAGTGGATCAATATCAACTAGATAATCAGAACTTAATGGTTTTCTACGCTTCATTTGACGAGTAGTAAGACCAACCCCGATTGGTTGCTCTGCTCTTTTTCTTCTTGCCATTTTAGAGTTTCTTTACAGTTGAACCTGGTGCTTTTGAAGCCTTTTCAAGTACATCATTCCAACCTGGATTACGATTAATCAATTTGTTCCTCCACTCACCAACTTCCCCTGGTTGAGGACAAGTAGATGGATCAGACCAGTCACGAGTCCAGTCTGGGTTATTTGTTTTCCACTGGTCCCAGTCGTGGATACTCATTTCCACTTCTTTCTGTTCGCCAGTTTTTTTATTAACGACAGGATATACAGGCATAAAATTACGAATTCAAGATAATTTATTTAGACCCATTCCAGGGATCTTTTAGAAAGTTTTTTTATATGATCGGAAAATTTATTTAAAGATAAATCCATTTTCATAGTATTGCATATGTTACAGCAAGATACGGAATTACTGGGAATATATCCAATATCATTATCTTGTCTGTCTATTCCCCAATGAGAGAAAGGAATACCAATATTACTTTCTCTTAAAATTGGAGGTTCTCCACAATAATAACAAGGTTTTGTTATTATGTCAAAATGTTCTTTTTTTGTTAAAGACCATTCTTTTCCTCTATGTTTGGCAGATCTTTTACAATCACCATAAACCTTATTATGATAGGATTCTATCGTTTTTTGTTTTTTTCCAGTCTCCTTAGCTTTATCAGATCTAAAGCATCCACAACTTTTACTTGTTCCTCTTATTAAATAGTCACCTCTAACTAATTTTTCTATCCCACAATCACATTTACATAGAAAACATCTAACAGGACGATTATTTTTTCCAAAATATTGAGTTGTAGGGGAAGAACTGATGACTCTCCACCTATTAAACTTTTGTCCCACTTTAAAGTTAATTGCTTTCATAGATACAACATACACTATATCTATTTATACATTCACTACATTATATTACCCAATCGGATTTGCCACCCAATGCTTCATAACAAATGGGAAATTGTTCAGCAAAAACTGCTTTACACGCCTTTGCAATATCCATATGCTCTTTTTGAGTTCCTGATTTTTCACGAAGAGCAATATATGTTATCCATGACCTGCAAGATCCACTCATATAGATGCGTGTGGGCGTCGCCAAGGGCAGTACGAACCTTGCACACTCTTTTGCTACACCGTGAGCAAGCAACTCCTTGTAGAGTTGCATAGAGTGTGCAAAATGCTCTTGAATTTTGCTCTGCAAAGTCAGTTTCTCATACTCAGCAATATCATCAATAGAGTTCTGACGGTTCTTGGTGTCTTGACGACGAAGATCGGGTACGGGAATATAATCACTCAACAGAGAAGAATCTGCATAACGCTGTGAAAATTCTTGATATGTGAATGAACGGTGGCGAAGAATTTGAGCAGCAATACCACGGTTTGTTTCAATCTCCAAAGTCATAAAACTTTGCTCAAACACACTCCAATGATTGTGCTTAATACAATAACGTAGCAGACCTGCATAGTTTTCAGAATCCTGATTCGCTGGATTAGAAACTCGCGCAACATAAGCCATTGTTTGTTCTGCATCGGGAGTCACACTGATGAGTTTTACAGTCATTTTTTACCAAATCCTTTTGATGTTTTTGCTTCTAGTTCTGCGAGTTCTTCTTTCAATGCTCGCAGTTGTTGTTTCATTTCTATGATTTTTTCGTCAGTATAAAGATGCTCTTGCTTGACAAGTCTTTCAAGCAACTTTATAAGTTTCCGTGCCCTACTAGTCATCTAAATCAGAATCCTCAAAAATTTCGTCGTAATCTAAAATTGGTCGGTTTCTTACTTCTGCGTGAGTTTTATACGCAGAAACATCAGAATAAACTTCCGCTTTGAGAGAATCAACCAATAGTTCCAGATTACGGACAATCAGTTTTAGTTTGTCTTTGTCCATAAGATACCATTCTCTCAGGGCATTTTACCATAAAAAAAGGAGGGGATCAACCCCTCCTCTGAACGTTACGTTTTACTCAGCATCTCCCGACATATCCTTTTACACTGTTGTTGATTCTCGTCGCACTCAATCAAACAATTGAAATAGTCATTCATTAACTCATTTTGTTCTGTAAATTCATCAATTGTTTTTTCAAGTTTAATCCATCCAGCTAATTGATTGTAAGAAATTAAATTGTGCATAATGACCTCCACGCACAAAGAATGTCATAGCAAAGAATTTTCGCTCATTTGTATGACCTCATTATTCTACTACTATCTATTACTTTTGTTTTGATTTTCTGACTTTTCGCAACAAAAATTTATGCCTACGAGTTTATACCTATTAAAAAAGGGGGGTTGCCCCCCTGGTGTTTTATTTGTAAAGCCACTGAATGTATGCTGAAAATGCAATCGTTGTTAAAGCAATTGCAGCAGTTGAAGATACAATGACTTGTGCCATCACTTTGCTCCCACTAGTTGTGCTAGTTGTGCTTGATGACGACGCTCTTCTTTTTGCTTTTGTTCTTTGATGAGTTGTAGGAAGTTTAGTTTTTGCATCACTTATGCCCCTCCTTAACGTAACGAACACCACGATAGGTTTCGTTGTATTGTTGGGGTTGTTGCATCATTTGCTGTTGATACTCAATACGCTTTTGCGTATCATACTCAACACCGCGATAAACTACTTTTGACATTAGGTTTCTCCTTAATGGTTTAGGTTAAAGAGCGTTCCTTCAGTCGGCGTTTGCGTCCCAATGGGATGAACGTTCCGTTCCGCGTCGGCTTACTTCCGTCCTATTTGGTTTTAGCACCTTGTAATTACGTCTTTTCGCAATTCTAATAGCAATTGGTCTTCTTTTCTCTGGTGGACTACATCGTCGTTTTTAACGATGTCCATTAGTTCCCACGCTGCATTACAACTTATCGTAACTGGATATTCAGTTTTAATAAGTTGTGGTGTCGCAAAAGAGAGAAGTGGAACCCATCCTAAAAGCAAGAGTGCTTTTGTCATAGGATGAACGTTAGAGGATTATTATACCTCTATTCATAATATATAGGTGAGTTTTATGGTGAAATGGTAACAATCACTACAAAAAAGTATCCATATTATACTAAAAAACGTGAAGATTTGTAAAAACCCTCACGCGAAAAATTTTGCCGGAGAAATTTCCCCCGATCTGGGAAATCACTTCCGCTTTTTGGTTTTGGGTGCTTGGTAACCCCAGAGTTTTGGGTTCACTCTACCATACCCAAAGTCAATGTGCTTTAAGTTTCCACGAAACTTATCCCAATACATATCAAACAAACGAACTCTTGTACCTCTTGTTAGATCATAACAAATATTATCATCTACAACATACTTAACAATATAAGCATCGTTAGGTGCATCTTTGGTGCAGACATCAGCATAAGAACCGTTCTCAATCAGAATGTCACAACCGTAGCGTGACTTACAGGTTTCTTTTTCTACTGATGTCCAATGGTCCATGTGCTTTTCCGTATTTTGTGTTTCTTCAACTACATTACGAACTTGACTCACGAACGACCTCCCCAATGAATATCAGGATATGCCTCAGCGACAATTTCCTTAGTGATCTTATATTTTTCACCAAGTTTTTTATCTTTTACAAGACAGATAATTTCTGCTTCAAGAGGGTGAAGTCCTTGCAGAAGATTAATGAACATTGATTCTCTACGAATATTATTCAAACCATCATTACCACCCTTCACAAAATGATAGAAGTTCTTAAACTCTTTACGAATCGTGGTGTGCCCTTGCTTATCACTGGAACCCATAGAGAATGATCCAGTCTCATGCATTTTACGAACCTCTTCTGTAATCTTAGTAGAAAGAGTTCCGCTATTTACTGTCTGGTCATCAAAGTCAGCATAAGGTACTGGTCCTTCTGGCAGCATTGATATAACAGTTTCATCAAAGTTCCAAATAAAAATTGATTTGATTGATGGATCTTCGTATTTTTTCAGAACTTCAACTTTTTTTACATTGGATCTCTGGCGCGAAACAAGATCCAAAACTTCAAAAATAAAAGGATTAGTTGGCAGTTTGTCAACAATTGGAGCAGGTTCAGACTTTTTGACTTGAACTGTTTTTGCTTTTGTTGCTGCTTTCTTTTGTGTTGTCGTAGTCATAAATCTCAAAATCTAGTGTCATTTGTAATATTTAGTTAGTCTTCTTCATCTTCATCTGGTTCTTCATCAAGAAAGTAATCAGGATTGAAACTAACTGCTAAGACTTCATCTGCAATTACATTACCTTTATCATCAAAGAATTCTGGATGAAGTTTTGGTTTATCCTGATAATTCATCATATATTCTCTGGCAACCCAACCAGTTATAATCCCCACTACAAGAAACAAAACGGTTAGAAAGGAACCGAAAACTAAACTAACTGCGAGCATTTCTTTTACCTCGGGAAACTACTTTTCTCTTCCTTGACTTCAAGGAAAATTCAAAATAGACAGTTACTTCCCGATTTAGAAAGCAAACTATCTTCTCAAAAATGATGTGAAACGGTTGAGTTTGCTTTCTTTTACCTCCATAGAGTAGAAGTTCAACACCACGATTTCTGTGGTTAGAATTATTTATGTCAGGACTTGATGATTTGTTGCTCTTTGAGGAATTTGATTGTGTCAACTGATCCTCCTAGTTTCCTATCATCACAAATAACTTGTGGAAATGTAGAACCTTCACCAAATTCAGCATAAAACTCTTCTCTGGTAAAATGTTCATTAAGATTATAAACCACAAAGTTACTTCCTGTCAACTCTAATACTTGTTTGACCTTGTAGCAATACTCACACCCATCTTTACTGTATACGGTAAAGTTCATTTTTTTCTCCCCCATTTTAATGATAATTAATTGTTTCTAAACCATTTTTATAATCTTCTATTATACCATTAGAAATGCGAATAAGAGCATTTTTAAGTCTATAATCAGATTGTTTATCAGCAATTTCTTTTATATATCTAGACTTTTCTAACTGATATTTTTTGTGTGCCTCAAAAGGATCATCATATATTCCTAAATAAAAAACTTTCCCTTCTTTACTAAGATAAGAATGAAATCCTTTACTACTTTTACAATAGTACACACCCAAAGGATACTTACCTCGCTTTTTGTCACATTTTGTCAATAATAAATTTATATAACTTGGAACAAAGACACATTTATCTGGTGCATACACTTTATTTCCAGGATATAAAATGTCTTTATCTAAATGTTTATCCTCCCAATCTTGCTTTTCCATCCATAGTTTAAAATTAGAAAAATATTTCCACTCATCGCAGACAGAACAACCAATATAAGCAGGATGTCTTTTTAATGAATTTTTAGAATAGCATCTTGTTATTAATGCCTCCCATTTCTTGTAATAGGGACAACTTTTTCTTTTTCCATTTATAAGTGGTTTTATAACATAATCAGCATCATTTACACCAAATCCACAAATTAATCTTCTTTGCGATTTACTTGCCACTATACTCATAACATTTATAGTAATTTATAATAGAAAAAAGGAGGGTATAAAACCCCCCTCAGTAACCACCAACTCACCTCTTCACACCACCGAAGAGGGTCTTTCATTCTCAAAGATACAAAGATTTGAAAGACTTGATTATTATAAAGGATTTTGAGTCAGGTGTCAAGTCAGAGTGCGTGAAGTGCTGTGGTCGCTTCAGCAAGTTTTGCGGTTGCAGCAGATTCCTTTGCTCCTGCAGTGGCATCATCACCATCTTGTCTTGCCTGCTGTGCTTCACCAGAGAGAACTGATGCCTCAAAATAAGGAGTGGCAACTGATTGATACTCTGCTTCGGTCAAAACCTGAACGGAGTTCTTTCCACAAGGACTCGCAACTGTTGATACTGCAGTTGAATCTGGGAGTTCTGCAAGGCAAACATCAACTCCCTCTGCATCGCTCAACCAAACTTTTACATCAAGTCCTGCATACTCTTTCCAGGGATGTCTCTTATACTGTGGTTCTGTTGTTTCGCAACAAAAAACATCGTTGCTATCATCAACATAGTAGTGTTTGATATATTGCATTGTAAGTTAAAAAAATCTTTAGTTATTTATGAGAATCCCATACTTTTGGGATAGTTCTCGATTTTGATCTTCCATTGTAGGAAATCCTTTAACCTTAGCCCAACAAACAATTGAATATCTTTTACCTCTTGTTACTGGTTCGACTCCGTGCTTATAATGATGATTTGATGGGAAGCAAACCAACATACCTGGTTCGGGACGAACTCTTACTTTAAGATCTGGAAAAATAAAATCACCACCTTCAAAGTCGTCATTTAAATAAAAGACCATTGACAGATCTCGTTCGGTTGATTTCTTCCAGATTAATTCACCATCTGGAGTTTGCCATAAAGACTCACCATCAATATGAGGACAGTAATGACCTCCAATACTGTAAGATAAAATTTGAGGAATCTCACTTTCAGAAATCTCAACACCATAAAAAGGATTCACAACTTCTTTGACGACATTATGCATCAACTCAATAATCTTTGGTTGAATTGGACCCATATTAATGTGCTGTGTATCACGAATCGTCTTATCAACTCTCCATTCTTTACCACCAGTTTCATTTGACTTGTGTGGATCAAAGACTGCAAGATCAGTTGATGATGAAGATTTGATGTGTTGGACTATTTCTTGAACCCCGTGTTCGTTTATTACATTCGGTCTTATCAAAATATAAGACAAAGGATTTTCAATCATAATTTAAAATGATTACACTGAATAATTATACAATAACTGGAGC